CGGGCCGGGCGGCTATCCTCGTCAATCGGCCTTTGCGACGGAGCGCGTTCAAAACCTGAACCGGAGTACGGACACATATTACGATTCCCACATGCCCCCGGATTTGCACGTTCTTGATGGGTACATCGAACGCCTTGCGCCGGGCCATAAACGCATTATTGCGGTTGAGTATCTGGACCGCCGCCCGCAAAAAGCGAAAGCCGAAATGTTGGGGATTTCACGGCAAATCTATTCCGCGCAACTGCGCTGGACGCATGAGCAACTGAATTACTTGATGTATGAACAGCATCCATTGCGGCACATTGCGCGGGATGGGAAGTAACGGCGGGGTGTCCGGTCGCCATGCCTGATTCAACGGAACCCCTAGGCGCGGGGTCAACAAGCGCGGTTTGTGTATCAACAACACAGAAAGGAGGTATGCGCTTCCGCCTATTGCGACCGGACGCGCATAGTGTCGCCTGTTGTTTTCGTGATGTCAACAGGGATGACCATGTAAAAAGGGCGCTTGATGCGCCCTTTCGTTTGAGTGTTCCCGGTTATGGGAACGACGCAAAAGTCCTTTGCAGCGCTTGCCACGCGACGCGCGAGATTGGGGAGCGCCCGTTTTCCCAATTTTGAACGGTCGTGCGCGACACGCCGAGCAGTTCCGCAATTTCGGTTTGCGTGCGCGTACCGCGTGCGGCCACGATTTGCGCGGGCGTTGCTTCCGCTGCGTTCTTTTTACGGCGAACCTGCGCAGCATGGCGGACGCGAGCGGAGTGCACGGCGGTTTGTTCTGCTGGCGACTTCGCGGCAGTTGCGCCGATATTGGCGCGGCACTCTGCCAATATCTTCGCAATTTCCGCGCGCAAGTATTCGCTGTCATTGTAGATGGGGTGCTTATCGGCAATCAGTCTTTCGATTTGCGACAAGGCCCAATGCTGATGGAATTCCAGCCGCATTACTCGCGCTTGTTGATCGGTTTCCATGTCCTGCCCTTTCAGTGATGCGCCCCGAAGGGCGCGAGTGGAGTTAGGCGGCAATGGCATCGTAAACTTCGGCACGTTTTGCGCGTTTGCCGTCTAGCTCGAAATACGCAACTGCAATACGGTTGCTGCCCCTGTGCTGATACTTAACCCGGCAGCAAACTTTGCGCCCGTTGATTTCGGCAACGGCGCCGCCTTTTTTCTGGGCTTCGCGTTCAAGTGCGATGATTTCATCTTCGTTTTTCATGATCCGGCCCTTTCGGTTTTGGTCGCGCCCCGTAGGGCGCGGATTGGTTAGCGCGGCGTTACGTTCCAGCCATTCGACAGAAACGCTTGATGATGTCCAAAACGGTTCCATTCGATAAACGAGCCGTCGTCAAACGTGGCGCGCTCGCCGTTGTTGGTCATGCGTTTAGCGGCGGCTTCGATCTGTTCCCAAGGTTTGCGGGCAAACTGGTAAGCCTTGCTGTTGAAGCCAAGCGGTTCATATTCGCTATGGTCGGCGGCGCGGATGCGGTCGCCCTTGTAGGTGTCAAGGATGACGCCATCCGGATGGGTTTCGAACAGGAAGGCGCGGTTGCCTTCCGTGGCAATCCCTTGATATTTCAAGATGGCGCCGTTGAAAGATGCGATTGGCGCGTAGAAGTGCCCGATTTGATCCCAGTGGTTTGCGGCGTATTCCATGATGTTCTCCCGTTCGACCTGGGCCGCGCCCCGCGCGCTGCCATGACTTAACTATAGGCTCAATTTTTGAGCTTTACAAGGCGAATATGGTACGTGTTGTTTACTGTCACATCATGCGGCGGGACAAGGAATTCATGTTATCTTGAACACTCAATAACACCTAAGCCCTGAAAGGAAATGCATTATGCGTAACTCTCAATTGCTCGCATCAGTTGCCATAGCCGCTTTGGGCGGCGCGGTACTTTGCACGCTATATGTTCAGCTTGCCCCGCTGGCGGCAGCGCTTCCGCGTGCGCTTGACGTGCTATTGGCGGGCGGTTGATGAGAAAGCGCTAATCACCTTTCGGACTGTCATGACAAATTAGGGTTTGCTTTAACTGTCATGCGCGATTTATAGTGGTTTTTGTAGTCTCGCGAACTGTCTCCAAGACCGGATTTGCCCCGCAATCGCGGGGCTTTTTTTATGCCTATTCAACGCATCAGGGGCCGCAAATTGCAGGCGATACGCAATCGCGTGCTGCGTGCAAATCCATTGTGCGAGGTCTGCGGCAAGCGCGCTGCAATCGAGGTTGACCACATCAAGCCGCTTTACAAAGGCGGTGACGATGACCCGTACGACGACGGGAACAGGCAAGCATTGTGTGAGAAGTGCCACGCCGAAAAGACAAAGCGTGACATGAACCAAAGGCCCGAAATCGGGCTTGATGGGTATCCGATTGTCTAGCCGTGGGGGAGCCAATGTTTTACATCACAAAGGCACAAGCGATTGATTCTGGCCTGACCCATGAGGGCAAGCTATTCGGCGTGCCCGCTTATTTCGGCACGGATTACGGCCACGCTGTTACAGCAGTTCCGAAAGTCCCCATCCTGCAACTGTATTGCCTGCTGTGTGATGCGCTGTTTGAACTCGCATCGTATTTCCTGCGTGGACATCACGTATTGACCACGCCAATCAAGATTGAAAGGCCGCTGAAATGATCCGTGCAAAGTTCATTGTGAATTCCATTACCCAAACTGCGGGATGGGGAAAGAACCCACGCATTTTCACTGTGAGAATGTCGCCTGTCGGCAGCGGATCGGAAGAAAACGAGGCGTTCTATGCGTCCACGCCAACCGGGCAAGTTGAATTGGGGCTCGTGTCCGAGGCGACGGGCAAAGAGTTTGAAATCGGACAATGTTTCTACGTGGATTTCACGCCTGCAAGCAAGTAATTGCCCGATTGGAACGGATTGCGCCCCGCGGCGTGTCCAGGCGGCAATTTCCTACCCCGGTAGGGTGGGTAAAAAGTCAAAAAGCAATTTTTTCGGAAACCGGCCCGCGTTTCGCCGTGTACAGAATCGCGAAAAAGCAAGTGGGGTTTCTGTAGCGTAACGTTTCCCCCGAGAAACGCTCTAGCCAGGTCAAAAAATCATGCCATCAGGAAGAAAACCGACGCCGACAGCGTTAAAACTCGTCAAGGGAAATCCCGGTCGGCGTCCTTTGAATTCGCGCGAGGCGAAAGTTAAGTTATCGCGCCCGGCAATGCCGCCATTTCTCTGCGACGACGCCAAAGCGGAATGGAATCGGATCGTTGACACGCTTTATGCGGCGGGTTTGCTGACCGAATTGGACGCCGCCGCGCTGGCCGCTTATTGCGCCGCCTATGGCCGCTGGGCACAAGCTGAACGCGCGCTGCGCGCAGCGGAGCAGGACGAGGACGGCGGGCTTGTGACGCGCACCGTAACCGGGAACTGTGTTCAAAACACGCTGGTGGGCATCGCCAACAAGGCAGCAAACGATATGGTTCGTTTCGCCTGTGAGTTCGGAATGACGCCTTCCGCGCGGTCCAAGGTGATTGCGGGTGATCCTGACGTGGCGCCCGATCCTTCGGCGGAATTCTTCGGTTGAGGCATGGCGCGCAAAGCGGTTGACGATCCGGCGACGCTGTACGCGCAGGAAGTTTGCAGCGGCAAGCGCATAGCAGGACCGGACATACGCAACGCCTGCGCGCGTCATTTGCGTGACCTAGTGGAAGGCCCGGCGCGCGGGCTGGTGTGGGACGTAGACGAAGCGAACAAGGCGCAGCGCTTTTACCGCAACGTCTTGAAGCTGAACGGGGGCGACTACGAGGGCAAGCCCTTTGTGTTGTTGCCGTGGCAGGCGTTCATTGTTGGTTCGCTGTTTGGCTGGAAGGCGAAGGACGGCACGCGGCGCTTTCGTAACGCCTACGTCGAGACAGGCAAGGGGTCCGGTAAGTCCCCGCTTGCTGCGGGCATCGGCTTGAAGGGCTTGACCGCTGACGGCGAAGCGCGCGCAGAGGTCTACGCCGCCGCGACGAAAAAAGACCAAGCAATGATCCTGTTCCGCGATGCCGTCGCGATGGTGCAGCAATCGCCTGAACTGGCAAAGCGCTTGAAGACAAGCGGCGTTGGTCTGAACGTCTGGAATCTGGCGTACCTACAAACGGGTTCGTTCTTTCGTCCCATCAGTTCGGACGACGGGCAAAGCGGGCCGCGTCCGCACATGGCACTGATTGACGAGGTACACGAGCACAAAACGAATCACGTCGTTGAAATGATGCGGGCCGGGACCAAGAGCCGGAAGCAAGCGTTGATCTTCATGATTACCAATTCCGGCGGCGATAAAACCGGACCGTGCTGGACGTATCACGAATACGGTTGCCGCGTGTCCGCTGGCGAAATTTTGGACGATGGTTTTTTCGCTTTCATCTGTTCTTTGGACGAGGGTGACGACCCGATACAGGATGAGTCCTGTTGGTACAAGTCGAACCCCAGCTTACAAGACGCGGACCTACCGGGCATCAAGTATCTGCGCGAGCAAGTGACCGAGGCACGCGGTATGCCGTCGAAGGAAGCGATGGTAAGGCGCCTGAACTTTTGCCAGTGGACCGGCGCCGAATCGCCGTGGTTGTCGGCGGACGTTTGGAAGGGCGCGGCGCGCGATTACGACTGGCGCAATCTGCGCGGGCGCCGCGCGTACGCTGGCCTTGACCTGTCCAGTACAACGGACCTTACCGCGCTTGTATTCCTAGTCGAGCCTGATCTGGACGGTGAGCCGTGGATGCTTGTGCCGTTCGTGTGGTTGCCCGAGGAAGGGTTGGCGCGCAAGGCGGAGCATGACCGCGTGCCCTATGTCCAGTGGCACGCAATGGGCTATCTCGAAACGACGCCGGGCCGCGCCGTCAGCAAGCGCCGCGTGCTGCAACGGCTGGCCGCGCTGAGCGAATTTTTTGAAATCATCGCGCTTGCTTACGACCGCTGGCGCATGGCGGACCTTATCGCAATGGCGACTGATGACGGCATGTCCTTGCCGCCGATGGTCGAGTTTGGGCAGGGGTACAAGGATATGTCCCCCGCCGTCGAAGCATTTGAGGAAGCCCTTTTAAACGGGCGGCTGGTGCATCCGAATCATCCTGTCCTGAACTGGTGCGCAAACAACGCGGTTACGACTTCGGACGACGCGGGCAATCGCAAGCCGTCGAAAGAGAAGGCGAACGGGCGCATTGATGCAATCGTGGCCGGGATTATGGCAGTTGGCATCCAGTCCGCCGAAATCGATACGCCGCTTGACCTTACCGACTTCCTCAACAATCCGATTTCTACCTGACCCGATGACGAGCCGAATTGCGACGACGTACAGCGCGGATTGCGAGCGCCTGTTACGCGCCCTTGGGATCGAGGGGCGGAACATCTCGCGCGTGACGCTTGACCTGTTGCCGCAATCTGTCGTCGTGGTGACGGTGGAACGGCACGTAACGGCTGACGAACTGGCGGCAGTAGCGGAAACGTTGCAAACGTTCCCGCTTAAACCTATTGGACCGTAATTAATCAATGGCGACTCTCTTAAACACGTTCCGGCGCTGGTGGGGCAGCGGCGGCGCCATTGGCGAACACTCGGGCGCGCAGGATGGCTTGCCGTCCGCCGCCTTGGTGTCTGATGTGGCGAACATCGGGACCGATGGCGCGTTGCAGATCGCGGCGGTATGGGCATGCGTCGAGCGCCGCGCCGCCGTTATCGCGAGCCTTCCGTTTTTCGCCTATGAGACTGTGAAAGGGCAAAAGCAGCTTGCGCGCATGTCGCGGCTGTATGACTTGCTTCATGAGTCGCCCAACAATCGCATGACGCCTTATGAGTTTTGGCGCGCAATGGTCATGAATCACGACTTGCGCGGCAACGCGTACGCACGCATCGAGCGTGACAGCGACGGCGAAGCGCTTGCGCTGTGGCCAATGCCTGCCGACCAAGTGCGCCCGTTCGTGATGGATGATGGATCGATGTTGTACGAATACCGGCTTGACGGGAGCATTGCGATTCTCGCGGAAGAAAACGTTCTGCACTTGAAAAACCTTGGTAACGGCACGGTCGGTTTGTCGAAGTTGGATTTCATGCGCGGCACGACGGACGAAGCGGCCAAGGCGCAAACGTCGGCAAGTAGGTTGTTCGGAAACGGCGGCAAGCCGACTGGCGTTCTGATGGTCGATAACGTCTTGAAGCCCGAGCAGCGCGAGCAAATCCAAAAGCGATTTGCGGAGATGGCAACCGGGCCGGTGTCACGCTTGTACGTGTTGGAGGCGAACATGAAGTATCAGCAGCTTTCCATGCTGCCCGAAGACATGGAACTTTTGGACACGCGCCGCTTCA